GACTGTGTTTTCAGATATGTCTTGATCGCTTTCTTTCGTTGCTCGTAACTGTACATTGTTTTGTGCACTCCTTACGTCCAACTTTTTGTCCGCAGGCCCGATCATTGTTATTACTCACACTTGATATATCCGCCGTTTAGAGTTAATATGTGTACAACGGAAGGGCAAAGCCCACCGAAAACTACGAAAAACGGAGGAAAACACTATGTGGCACGAAGGTACGATTGGAGTCCCGAAGGGAGACGGCAAGTACACGGTCGTTCATTACTGGGTGAAAGCCTACGACGAGGGCAGCCAGTACGGAATCGACGGCGGCAGGATCAGCAAGCTGACGCTGAAGATCAGCGGCGAGGTTGTTTACAACTACGACCGGGGGCTGGATGTCCCGCCGCAGAACGAGGCAGCGGAAACCGCGCTGGCGATCCTGATGCACGAATACAACTAAAAACACGAAGGCGGCTACCGGAGGGCAGCCGCCTTTCTCATGGAGGTGAGGCACTTGCGAAAGCTGAAAGATTATACACCAACGCAGTTCATGGCGGAGGATTCCCATTACGACAAAGCCGCCGCTGACTATGCGGTGCGGTTCATTGAGTGCCTTGCCCATACCAAAGGCACATGGGCGGGAAAGCCGTTCGAGTTGATTGACTGGCAGGAGCGCATCATCCGCGACCTGTTCGGTGTCATCAAGCCCAACGGCTACCGTCAGTTCAACACGGCATACATCGAGATTCCGAAAAAGAACGGCAAGTCTGAGCTTGCCGCCGCTGTTGCGTTATTGCTAACCTGCGGCGACGGCGAGGAACGTGCCGAGGTCTACGGCTGCGCTGCCGACCGTCAGCAGGCTGCGATCGTGTTCGATGTCGCCGCCGATATGGTGCGGATGTGTCCCGCCCTGAACAAGCGAGTGAAGATCCTGACCTCGCAGAAGCGCATCGTGTATGTGCCGACCAACTCCTTCTATCAGGTGCTTTCCGCTGAGGCGTACAGCAAGCACGGATTCAATATTCACGGAGTCGTGTTCGATGAGCTGCACACGCAGCCCAACCGGAAGCTCTTTGACGTTATGACAAAAGGCTCCGGCGATGCCCGAATGCAGCCGCTGTATTTTCTGATCACGACGGCTGGCACAGACACCAATTCCATCTGCTACGAGCAACACCAGAAGGCGCAGGATATTCTCGAAGGGCGCAAGATCGACAAGACCTTCTATCCGGTCATCTACGGCGCTCCCGATGATGCCGACTGGACTTCTCCGGAGGTCTGGAAGAATTCAAACCCTTCCCTCGGTGAAACGATCGGCATGGACAAGGTGGAAGCCGCCTGCGAATCCGCCAAGCAGAACCCCGGCGAAGAAAACGCCTTCCGTCAGCTTCGTCTGAATCAATGGGTGAAGCAGACCGTCCGCTGGATGCCGATGCACAAGTGGGACGCCTGCAAGGTCGATTTCGACGAATCGCTGCTGGAAGGGCGTGTATGTTATGGCGGTCTCGACCTCTCGTCTACGACGGATATAACCGCATTCGTGCTGGTATTTCCACCGACCGATGAGGACGATCATTATTATATTCTGCCGTACTTCTGGCTGCCGGAGGAAACGCTTGACCTCCGTGTACGCCGTGACCACGTTCCGTATGACCTCTGGCAGCGGCAGGGCTACCTGCTGACGACCGAGGGCAACGTCGTGCATTACGGCTTCATCGAAAACTTCATTGACGAACTGGGTACACGATTCAATATCCGGGAGATCGCCTTCGACCGCTGGGGCGCAGTGCAGATGAGCCAGAACCTTGAGGGGCTGGGCTTCACGCTGGTGCAGTTCGGTCAGGGCTACCGTGATATGTCGCCGCCGACTAAAGAACTGATGAAGCTGACGCTGGAACAGAAAATCGCCCACAACGGGCATCCGGTGCTGCGATGGAATATGGACAACATTTTCATCAAGCGCGATCCCGCAGGCAACATCAAGCCGGACAAGGAAAAATCCACGGAAAAGATTGACGGAACGGTCGCCACCATCATGGCACTCGACCGTGCAATCCGCTGCGGAAACGACTCCGGCGACAGCATTTATGACAGCAGGGAGATGCTTGTTCTGTAGAGCTACAAATCAGAATTTGATGTTGCAAGATTAACATATACCAGTTAAAAGCTGCCAATATGACTTAATGTTTTAGAAGCGACTCTTGAACCTTCATTCATTGCATTTATAATATCACAATCTCTCAAATATGAACAAAGAAAGCCAGCATGATAACTGTCACCGCACCCAGTTGTATCAATTACATTATTGACAGGCACAGCATCCACTCTATATTCTTTTCCCATATAATAAGTAACGCTGCCATTTTCTGCAAGCGTAATGTTAAATATGTTGTCATACCGTTCAGACCATTTTTGAAATTGTAAAAGAATACTCTTCTCACCACTGATAAAAAAGAAGTCAATGTACGGTACAATAGGTTCTATTTTCTTAAAATCTCTTAGCACGTTGAAATCAACGGCAAGCTGAAAACGACAACTCTTTCTAAGTTCTAATACATCATCAAAATTAGGAGAATCAAAGGTTATAAAGATAATATCAGCACTTGCGATTCTGTTCTTGTCAGAATCGCTAAGAAGATATGTGTCATGAATACCACCGTTCCATGAATCATCTTTGAAATATCTATCACCTTTCTCAGTAAGATAAATCCGATGGTTTGCAGTAGCAGAGCCTGAAATAATGTGGATAAACTCTTTGTTGATAGGTTTATTTTCAATAGATTTCAATATTGCCTTACCATAATCATCGTCACCAATTGCACCAAGAAGATCAACTGAAATATGATTGTATTTTGATGCAATTGCAGCAAAGTTCAATGCTTCACCACCGGGACGGATTTCTCCAGTATCATCAAAAACATCTACGCACATACAAGTCATAGCAATAATATTCACATTTATCCGACCCTTCTGTTTTTGAAAAGTAAATTCCGATTTACAGCGGAAACCTCCGCTTTTCCATATTATATCATACGCCCATAGAAAAAGTCAACCGAAAGGAGCGTGATGCACATGGGCATTTTCAGCGGACTGTTCCGGTCGAGGGACAAGCCGAAAGACAGCTACGACAGCCCGTCCTACAGCTACTTCTTTGGACGGACACACGCAGGCAAGCGTGTCAACGACCGCACGGCGATGCAGATCATCGCAGTATATGCCTGCGTGAGAGTGCTGTCGGAGGCGATCGCACAACTGCCCCTGCACGTTTACCAATACACCGATAACGGAAAAGAGCGAGTGCCGAAGCACCCGCTTTATTTTTTGCTGCATGATCAGCCGAATCCCGAAATGACATCGTTCGTTTTCCGGGAAACGCTCATGGCACACCTGCTGATCTATGGCAACGCCTATGCGCAGATCATCCGGAACGGCAGAGGTGACGTCATTGGGCTGTATCCGCTGATGCCGGATAAGGTGCGTGTTGACCGTGATGATCGCGGCAGGCTCATTTACCGCTACAGCCGGTACGACGAACACAACCCGAATTTCAGGCAGCAGGGCGAGATTATCCTGCCAATGGAACAGGTGCTGCATATTCCCGGCTTGGGCTTTGACGGTCTGGTCGGATACAGCCCCATTGCAATGGCAAAGAATGCACTCGGTCTTGCGGTCGCCTGTGATGAGTACGGCTCATCCTTCTTCGCAAACGGCGCTGCACCTTCTGCGGTGCTGGAGCATCCGGGCGTGATCAAAAACCCGGAGCGTGTGCGTGAGGCGTGGCAGCGGGCGTATGGCAGCAGCAATGCGCATAAAACTGCGATCTTGGAGGAGGGCATGAAATACACGCCAATCTCCATTCCCAACAACGAGGCGCAGTTCCTTGAAACCCGAAAGTTTCAGATCGAGGAAATTGCCCGCCTGTACCGTGTGCCGCTGCACATGATCGGCGACCTCGACCATGCTACTTTCAGCAACATCGAGCATCTGTCGCTGGAATTCGTAAAATACACCCTTGATCCGTGG